GAGCGCAGGTTTTCGTCTAGCGTATAGATGCGCTGGGCGATTTCTCTGTCGGACATGATTGGCGAGTGTCTCATTGCGCCATCCCCTGCTTCATTCCCAACAATATCCACGAGCCTATCGCCGAAAGCATAGCCAACGTCACCGCGCCCAGAATGGCAGTCACAACGATCCAGAATACTTTCTTCCTGTTTTCCCTTGCTTCTCCCATTAGCATGTGTTCTATTCTATGTTTAATCAAATCTTTATCTGGAAACGCTTTGAATAACTCCTCCACCTTACCTATTGCGCTATTCTCCATTGCGATATGCGCATCCAAATCGCGCTTCATCTCCTTGAACATTCCCAGCATTTCGCCTGAATTGGCATAGATGTTCTGCACCACAGCAAGCAGTGTGGGAGAGGATTGGTCTTGCTCTATCTTGGATGAGGTCATGTGGCGGATTCCTTAGCTGGTTAAAGCCCCGAGGTCGCCTATGCGAATGGCAACTGAAGCGTAGGGTACCGATTGCACCGACGTTCCGTTATTGATGGCCAGCGCAGCTATGATACCTGCCGCTTCTCCCCATTGCGCCATCTGCGATTCCATGCGGCAGGCGCACCAAGCCACATGACTTATGGATGGCGTGCCAACAACAATAAGATTGGTAACTTGTTCGGCCTTGGGAAGCAACGCAGACATAGGAAATTGCGGGGTAGCGTCAACTGCCGTAAATAAATCCCCGTCGCGAACTACCGTATCAACACCGGACAAATACACATTAGGGCCGTGACAGTCCATGTCATACGACACCATGGCGATGCTGTCAGATTTGGTAAGCCCGCCTGTCTGCATGTCCTGTTGTTTTACCACGGTATTCGACAAAAGCCGCCGCGCTTCCCGAACGTACATTTCACGTGGAAAATAGCCGTTGTTCGTCCATTCGCGGTTGTCGTAGCCATAAAGGGAGGCATTTGTCCGTAGCGCAGCGGGAACCCCCGCATCGTTGCATAGGTAGTAAAGCAAGCCCTGCGTCCATTTTTTGTGCGTCGCGGCGATCGTGGCGCGTGCGCTCGGCGTGGCTTCGGGATAAGAAAAGGAACCATTCGGTAGATCGTTACTGACAGGCCCGTTGGCGTTTAGATCAATCTGCCCGTTCAACAGGCTTGTAAGCGTCACTACCTGCGTCAACAGCGTATAGCCCATCGCCGTGGCTATGCGCCCGACGGCGGTATAATCCGTTGCGCTGTATCCCGCAGGCTGTGTGAACGCCGCGCCATATCCTCCGGAGATTAAAGCCAGCTTGGCACGGTAAGAATAAGATTGTATGCGGTGGTCTCCGCTTCCCGCCGCAAGCCCTGGATTGGCTACCAACGGCCACAACGGCTGTCCGCCGTCCGTTAAATCGGCTCCGGTGTAAACGGACGTGGGAGGCGACGCTTGCACGCCCGCCAGAGTTTCCCCATATCCTATGCCAGAGGCGGCATTGTATCCGGCGACGATGGTGGGGGTTAGTGTACTGCTGCTTTCCCGCCCTACGGTATAGCTGCACCCAGCCAGAGCCATCAGATCGCCCTCGTAGGAACAATCAACGAATTGCCTGCCATGCACTGCTCCGGAGGAGGTAATCAGGGACGTTATCTTTGTTCCGTCCATCGTCAAACTGCCGACAAGCGACCCCCCTGTCGTGGCAAGCGAAGCGGACAAAAATACGTCCGCGCCGCTTCTTTCCATCCATTTCTGCAACACGCCTTCGATATTTCTTGCGGCAGGCTTGGCATATTCGGCCTTGAAGTAATTGGCGTTTGCCGGAGAACCGGAAGAACGTTTTAACAAAGTAGGGGAGCCTGTTTGCGATACGCCTTCGACGTATGCGATTTGCTGTATCTGTTGCCACGCAAGCCCGCCTAACTGATTGGTGGCGATAACGTCTATAAGGTTGATGCCCCCTTGCGTCGAATGGCCGCCGATGTATGCGGTCGGCTCTATGATGGCAACCCTTTTTCCCATCGCGGCGGCGGCAAAAGCCGTGTTGATTCCCGCCCATGTCGCGCGATATACAACGACGTCGTAATGCGTCATCGCCATGACTTTTTCGGCTCTGGAGGCAGGAACAATCATATGGATATTCCCCTGCTATGAAAGTAAGGTTTCAAAATCGCGCGTAGTTTTTGAAGCTGATCGCTGGACAAGACGCGATTCCATAAGAACCATGCGGCAATATCGATAGATCCGTTGAAATAATCGGCGTTGTCGCATCCTATGCGGAACAGGCTTGCCGAATTAGGCAGGCGGTAATAAGTGCTGCCGACGGACGCTTTGGACGACAATGCCGAATTGGTTAAATCCGTTATTTGAGAGCCGCCCCCATCTCCTGCCGCCGCCGCCGCGTGGACGACGCATCCGGCCAGCTTCCATGTTCTGGTGTCAGCTATGGAGAGCGACGGATTGACATAGGTTATGGCTGGCGCGCTGGCGTGTGGTTTGGCATATCCGATGCGATTCGATATGGCCCCCGTGTAATCCGCCGCCCCCGTCTGCGTGATAATCCCCAGTGCGCCGAACTTGGTCGCGCCGTTGTTTACCGACGCGTCAAGCGCGTATGTCGAGGCCCATGTAACGCCCAGCCGCGCCCCCGCATTGTTGATTCGCATGACGGAAAGGCAGGTATAATTCGCCGTTTCCCGCGCCGACGTGTTGAAATACGCGCCGGACGTACAACGCGCATAAGCCGCGCCATAAGTAGGACTGCCCACCACGGTCGCGTTGGCAGCAGACGCGTTTATCGCGGACGCCCTGTTAACGATGGACGTAGCTCCGTCCGTCCCGAATAGGAAGAAATCCGTGAGACCCTCCGAAAGATAATGGCGAGTCATTTCCGCCGTCAATCGCGTGGGTGACAACAAGGGAATCCTGCGGAGAAGCATTTCAAATTTCCTTGCATATCACCGTCAGGACGCGATCCGCTCCTTGGTTAACCGGAGTTCCGGTAGTGCCGGAGCGCAGTTTTACCATGCGAACCGCATAAAATACATCGGGCTCCAGGATAATGTATCTTGACGTTGAGGCGGTGATTAATACCTCCGTTCCGTATAAATCATAAACATCATAATAAGTCGAGCCATCATAGGACGCTTGCAGCGTAATGTTAGCGGCTGTCCACGCCGCAGGCATAATGATAGCTACCGGAACCAGGCCAAGCGTATCCACGGCGGATGACAGTGAAGCACCGCTAAGTATGGTTGCTGTCTTGCTTGCTTGCGAACCCATTTCATACCCCCTTTTCGAGTTTAGCTACTTTGGCCGACAATTCTTGAATTGCCGCCACCAGATACGGGACTATTTTAGACATATCCACGCCCCATTGCCTATAGTCGGGATGCTTGGCATCTAAATTGGCGTTGCTGTCTCCGACAAGAACGGCCTCCGGCACATGCTTATGCAAGTCTTGGGCGACAAACCCTACGCCATCCAAGCCGGTGGTCTTCCAAATAAACGTTACCGGCGCAATGGCGGATATTTTGTCTAGTCCCCCCAACAACGGAGAAACCTTAGACTTTAGCCGCCCGTCCGAGGACGTAACATATGCCGTTGCCGTGCCGTTCGTCGTGATACTTCCGACTGTGCCGTTGGAATTGACAAAGCCTATCATTGCCGTACTGCTGGAGCCAGACGCAACCTTAACCACCATGCCCGCTTGCGCTCCAGTCGTAGCTATCGTTTGCAGCGGCGGTTTTCCGATAGAACCATCAGAATATGCCGTATTGGTGTCCACTAACACTGCGCCGCCTCCCGACGGGACAACTAATGCGTAGTTGTTCGTCGCGCCGCTGGCGGAAAAATATCCGGCAACATTTGTGCTGGTTGTCCCCGTGTTTGAAACGGCAGACACAACGCCATATGCCACATGCGACGCATTAGCGTTGGCTCCCGAACGGTTGATGTTGATAACATAAGAGTTGCCGCTACCGCTTCCAGCCGTGGAAGTGCTGGCCAAAGAAAAGACGCCGCCGGAGGTAATGGAGTTTCCTGTAACAGTCCACGCATAGCCGCTTGTCGCTGTGGCTGTATGATTAACGGCTCCGCTAATCGTTGGCGATGTGATCGTCTTGTTGGTCAGGTTCTCATAGCCGCCATGCGTGGCGAATTCCGCATCGGTTAACGCCGTGTTGAACTGCGCTATCGTGCCGGAAATCGTGTTGCCGCCCAGAGCAATCGTCTTGTTGGTCAGGGTCTGCGTCCCTGTTTCCGTCACGCCATCAGCGGGAGAAGTTGTCCCGTCCAGATATGTTATGTCTCCATAGCCATCAAAGGCCAGATATTTTCCGGCGCGGGCGGTGGGAAGCGGCAGCTGCGTGTTGCCAGTCGTAGCCGTTTCCGTCGATTGCAGCTTGACGCAACGACCTAAATCGCTCTCGCGCTGCTGCATGAGAACGGTTAGCTTGTCCAAAGAGTTTTCCAGCGCATCAGACGGCAACGCCCCCCCGCGCGGAAAGTCCGTGCTTTGCGTTTGCTGCAATGCAGATTTAATCTGTATGTCCTGCAACGCCGTCGGAATTTTCAAAACGTCGGTAACCTCGACCGACGCGCTGTTGTCGTTAATAATCGTTACCGTATAATGCGTTGATATTGTTAGCGTTTCCACCAAAGCATCTGTGGCCCTGGTGATTATGTTTACGACCAAATCAGAAGTTGAAAATATGCGCCCGTTGAAGGCAAACGTGTCGGTAACGCCGTTGCCCTCGTAACGGACTTCATTGGTGGTGGCGGAAACTGTCATTACATAGCCTCCCTGCGCTCAAGATACCATAAGTTCCCTTGTTTCGCTATCGCCAAAATAGAATCCTCAAGGGGAACGATCGCCTCTACCTTTTCCTGCGACGACATTTCCGCATCATCCCATATCTTGTTAATCTTTTTGCCGACCGCGTGTATTTTGTCGTTAAACTCTTTCATTTGTTTATATAACTCTATTTTATTCTTATGTTCCGAATAATAACTATATTTTTCTTCGCCAGTTTTAGAAGAATATGCAGCATGATAACTGGCCACATCATCGTAGTATTTCAAAAAGTTCTGCGTGCTAACGGCGTTGAAGCCAGACGGACGACGGACGCTAAACCCGCGAATAAACAGCCTGTCGGCGTCGGTTATGGGGCGTTCTTTCACGGCCTGTCCGTTCCATTTTTTAACCGCATTGACGGTGGCGTCCGCCGCCGCGACGACATAAGGAGTGGAGGTCGCAAACGTGTTCCGTAACGTGTTGTCTATCAGTGCTGGAGAAACGCCGACGGCGTCTCCCACCTGTTTTGAGAACTCGGAATTATATTTATTATATCGCTCCTCGGGGGGGAGTTTTTCCATCCAAGACGGATATATCGGTCGGCCAGTAAAGAAATTGTAATTGGTTATGTTTTCGACCGCCATCTTCCCGACCGGAGTCATAAAATCACTGACGTCCTGCACCGGAGACATCGAGCCGCCGATGCCCATGACGAATTGCCGCCAAAAGTTTTCCCCTTCCGGTTTATATCCGTCATACGTCCATTGCATAAAACGCTCTATCGGGGTGGCAAAAGCATACCCAAGAGTAAACGGCTTGGGATAGTATTTCCATTCGCCGTTAACCTTAATCGGCCACGCTATATCTTTGCGCCACTGCGGTATTTCAAGATATTCGTTCTTATCGTCGTCGGGGGCGGCGAATAGATAATATCCCGCCAAAACAACCGAAGGTATCGTGATTGTAGCCAACGCCCGCATCGTGAATAGCGTAGGATTGCTTTTGAAGGCGCGAACCATTTTGTCCGTTCCCTGCACGCCCGCGTTGAAAAAAGGAATATATCTATTGGCTATGCGTCCATAAACACCTGCTCGCATGAAATCCAAAGAAGCGTCACGCGATTCTATCGCGGCGGCCAAGTCAGAGTATTGGCCTCTTTTGGCCGCGCCAAACACCGCCATGCGATTTGTTTGTTCGAACACGTTGCCAATATCTTCTATCAATCCAAATCCGAATGTTTTACCGTAATACATCAATCGCCCGTTCGGGCGCATTAATTCCTGATAGGATTCCTCGATGCTCTTATCCGATAAATCCAAATATCCCGCAAACGCGCCGCCGGACTGTTTCCACTTGTTATATAATTCCGGTTTTGATAGCGCATGAACGAACCCCTTCACAACATCCCAAGGATACACCTGCGGCCTTGACTGCACGGTGACGGTCCCCATGTCTCTAGCAAGGTTGCGAAACATGAACTCCGGCGCACCGGTAGCGAATTTCTTAAACACAGAAACAGTAAAGGCCAACGGAGAAAGTATTCGGCTTATAAAGCTGATTTCCTCGGGATATAACCCGTTAATGGATTCATATAGACCGTTTTGCACACGAATATATCTTAGCACCCCATCGTCGCGGTATCTCACTATGCCTTCGCCGCCTTTTTCCGCCTCCTCGATATAGTCCGGCAAAAAGGTTCCCATGCGGGCGATGTTGCGGCAAATACGATTGCGTTCCGCCGCCTGTATAACCCGCGAGGTGTTGAGAAATATGTTGTGGAAAATGTCTTTAACCTCGCGCTTGCTACCCTCCATCTTTTGTATGACGCTGGCCTTGTTAACCATTACGCGGCGACCGCCAACATAGAGGGTATCGTCTATTTCGTTTTCATCGAACACACGTTGGAAGGGCACATAGTGCTTATGCTTACTTTGGATGTTTTCAAAAGACTCAGCCGATATAACCCCGCTTTGTTTCAGCAATTCAAGCACGCGCTTTTCGAATGCGTATATGCGTTCCCCGTAATGCTCGAAACGTAGATATTCATCGCCATATTTTTCCGCCAGTCTGGCAAAAGACCGCACTGATTCCGCCTTTTGTTCGTCCGTCACCTTAATGTCTTTTGTTTGCGCCAAGTCTTCCATGTATCGCTTGGCTTTTAGGTGGTCGGCCAAGTCATTCCTGCGCCGCAAATAGTCCGGCTCTATGCGCCGCATTTCTTCGTCAAAATCGTCTGCTATGGCTTTTAACCCCTCTCCGGTAACGATGCGGTTGCCGCTGTCGTCCATGTAGTAGGTGTTGTGCTGCAAAGTGGCGGTAATCCTATTGACCACACTGCCGTACGCCCTAACCAACAGAATGTCGTCCATGCCGTCGGGAACGGAAGACCCTATACGCTCCTTGAACGCCTTAACTATCTTATGGACGGGAGCCATATCGTCCACCCAATAACGATAAAACGTGGCCCAAATGCTTTCCGGCTCGTCTATTTTCGGAGTCAAGTCGTAAATATCCAGTCCTTTGCCGCCCAACATTTCATCAAACACACCGCGAATATCGTCGTTTATTTTAATGCCAAGTCCGCTAAGCGATTTATATATCTTCAACATCCAACGCTTAAATGCTTCAAATGCCATAGCCAACCTAGCATTGGGAGCCTTACCTTCGGCCATGTATCGCTCAAACTCTCTGGCGAATTGTTCCTCTTGCGCTGTGGTAAACGCCTCGCCTTCCTTCGCGCCAAGGTGATCACGTATACGCGAAAGTCTGTCTTTCGCGGTTTCCGATAACCCCGCCAAACGCTCCGTTTCCCGCAAGAACATATGGGCAAGCTCATGTATCAACGTGCTTCTATCTGCACCTTCAAATAGCGTTATTATCTTTTTGCCGTCCTTATAAAACTTGATAGAACCATTCACTTCAGACTGATATAATATATTTCCTTTAGCCGCTTCATCCTCCAAATCGTTTATAAAATCTGCCACATCTTCTGATGGGACTTGAGTATTTGGATTTTCTTTCTGAATATTGCCTAGCCATTTCCGTACGGCTTTTGTGTCATTCCGCGTTTCTGCGTCACGTCCGACATAATCGCCAATACGTTTTTTCCACCCGCTGGCAGTACGGGCACGGTCACCTTCTTCAAGGACGCGCCGACGAATTTCTCGATAGACGGGCGGGAACGATACTTCCTGATATAGAGTGTTTTTATCGAATTGCCCTGATTTCACAAAATCATAGAATGCTTTTGTTGTTCTAAACTTTTCACGTTGTTCTCTTGGAGAATATGCCCACTCAAGTGCATCAGCTTGTCCCCAGACAACGTCCTCTTTAGGCACCGTGGCTTTAATAATCTTTCCCTTAATTTTTTGTTCGCCTATTATTACGGAACGTAAGTGGCCTTCCGCATAACTGCGGTTAAGAGTAACGTAGTCACCAACTCTTATTTTATTTTCTGCATCTTGTGGAACCGCTCTATAAATAACTACGGTATCCGTTGGAAAAATAATGGCATTATATGTAGTCCTATCATAATATTTAAAATTATCAACCATTTGGGGGTCTTCATCTAAAAAATATTTAATATCCTGAAGTGGTTCATCTTCATAATGCGTAAAAGCTCGCCCAAAGCGGTGTTTTTCTTGGTCGCTTAAATCCATTAAATGTTCTTGTGTAATTAATTTCTTAAAGGACTTATAATCTGCGGCCAATAAAGCCAGTTCGTACATTTTATTAAGGCTTCTGTCCGTACCAAAGTTAGTAGTCTGGAGCAACCCACTCGGAACTTCGTCGTCCTTTCCTTTCACAACCGAAAGATTTAACGCCCTTAAATAATCTCCAGGTGAAACGTTGCTTTCCTGTGCCCCGACTAACGCAAACGCTCGCAGTATTTCGGCGTTGGCCGTAGCCTCGTCTTCCGGAACGCCTGCCTCAATAAACTGTTTGTGCGAATCATCTCTAACCTTATCCAAAGAAGCGGCAACAAACTCCTTTGACATTTCGGTAAACAACTTGTCTTTATCGGCCTCGGTAAGACTTTCAACAGTCTGCCGCGCTTCGGCCTTATTCATGCCCTTGGCCTCGAGCATTTTCATAAGACCGCTACCGGTATGGCCAACAATGCCAGGCACGGAAAAAGCCCCCGCCTCGACGGCCAACTGTCGCCACGACGGGATTATTTGGTCAAGATATTGTTCATCGGTAAGTCCCGCGCCAAACGCTTTTTCCAAAGTGGCGTGCAGAAAATCAGCCGCTCTTTCCTCTCCCATTTCCGCTGGTAGGTTGCTCCATGCGGATTTTACCAAAATGTCTTTTACGGTCTTATTCGGCTCTAAAAACTGCGCGGCGCGTATCAATTTATCGCGGGCGGCGGCAGGCATAAGCTCGAATATGCGATTGACGGGAATCACTTTTCCGGCGGCTCTGGTTAAAGTCCCGCCCAGATACTCCGTTCCTATTTCAATTCCATGATGAGAGGCGGCCATCATCACGCTTTTGGCAAGCGATTCCTCGGCGTTCTTGAATATCGCTTCGCCCTTGTCCGTAAGCTCAAGATTGTTCAAAACGCGCCTTTCAGCGACGCCCTTGTATATTTGGCCCGTCCCCAACGCGGAGGCGGCGGTCCCCGCCGCCGCCGTCCCCGCCGCCGTCTTGGCGGCGACCTTTTGCGCGGCTTTTTCCAGACCCTTCGCGCCCAGCCTCGCCCCGATTGACGCTCCGGCTGCCCCAAGCGAGGCTGACGTTGCCGCTATCTCGACCATCCACGCGGGCATGACGGAAACGACCTCGGTGACATCATGCCCCCAAGTGGTTCCGCGCTTATTCATCTTGTACAGATTGAACATGAAATCGTTCATGGTCTTTCTGTCGGCGGCGGAGACATCCTCTCCGCTTTGGATTTTTTTCGATATGTCATAGACATTGTATATGCGCTTGCCTTCGACAAAGCCGCCCAACGGAACGTTTTGCCATCCCATTCCTTTGACGGCATCCCAAGCGTCTAGGGGTGGACCATCGGCTTCCTTTAATTGTTCCGGCGTAAAATTGGCTTGGGCATAAGTCTCCAGATTGGTTTTGAAGTCGTTAATGTACTGCTGCATCTCCGGCGTTTCGTCCGGCGCGACGGTTTTAGGGGAAGACGAATCCGTGAGGGCGTTATAACGCCGCAAAACATCGGAACGGCTTACATTATCGGGCACGCCGCTAACAACGGTTCCGTCTGGCATTTCCACGTCGATCATGGCGGCAAGTCCTCAAACCGGATTACGCGCCGTTTTTCCTGCGTCGGCTCGCCGTTGCGAACGCGCTCTATGCTTTTCAGGGCGTCGTCCCTTTGCGTGAGAAATCCCTCTTTAATAATCGTGGACACGCGACCGGACAAGATATTCTCTATTTCCGCCTTGCTCTTGCTCTTAAGGACTTTCTGGCCGTCCTCGCTCATCATCCAGTCATTGAGTTTACGTGTGGCGTCCCCCCAATACGCGGAGCTTAACCGTTGTTCAATGTCCTTTCTGGCCTTGCCCAAACCAAAAGACAGGGCGCGAGTGGCCTCGGCGTTCTTATTCGACGTGATCGTCGTCATTTGCCGTATCAGCTTATTTTCCATATCTTTGCTGATTTTACCGTCGGCACGCGCGTTCATTATATCGGATTGTATCTGCATCAATCCCGATTGATACTGCTTTGGATTTTCCTGCGCTATTTGGTTGACGTCGTACATGCGTTGCACAATATCGGCAATCATGCGCTGGTCCGTGTCGATATTTATTTCCGAGGCTTTAATATAGCGGCGGGCGTCTTCGGCAAAAGATTGCGGTATCCTTTGTTCCAGTTCGGCCTTGGCTATCGAAAGCGATTTAGCATCAGCATCTAAGGACGGATTATTGATTACGTCTTTCAACATGGACTGGGCATTGGCTATCCTCGCCATTTCCATGCGATCGTTTTCCTCCGCCTTGGCTAGATTAAACATCGCTCTTTGATGTGCCGTCTGGTGTTCAATAAGGCGATTTACCTTGTTAATTCCATCCCCGCCTAAAGCCTCGTCGTATTTTCCGCTGTCCAATAAAGCCTTTGCCTTGCTGGGGCTTTTTTCCGCTATTCCGCCCAACCATCCTTCGGCTATATTGTTTCTCAATTTTCTGTTCACATCCGCTATCTTATCGGAAGACAGGAACGTGCTTCCCGCCACCGTCGTGGCGTCGGCGTGGTTATACAACTCGTCGATACCGCGCCCTTCCTGTCCGTATCTGATGGCCAAGGACGATAAATCGTTGGCCACAGTCTCCACGCGCCCAGCGTAAACCTCCACCTTGCGATTGTTTTCCCACGCCATATCGCTGCTTAACAGCCCGTTGTTCTTATGCGCCGCCGTCTGCCTATAGGCGGTCTTAGCTCGTGACGACGGCAATCCGGCGATCGCGTCTTCGTCTATCTTGGAATAATAGAGCGACGCGGCCTTGTTGTACCCGTCGGGGTTGTTCATCCATTGCGTTCGAAGTTCGTTGATGCCTTCGATTTTCTTGCGCTCGGCAGCTATCACCGCCTCGTTAACGGCGGTAGTTTCATCGGCTTCCCTATGCTTTTCCAGTGTGGCGTGTATGTTGGCGGTGGCTGTGGCTACGCCCGTTAAAGGCGAGTCTATCTTAGACTCGTCCACCATGTTGGGGACAGCGCGGGGAATTATCCTTGTTTCCTCATATAACGGTATCTTGGGCATATCATGATCCTTTGGCCATAGTAGTAAGGCCGGAAACCCCCGTGCTTATACCCTTCATAAACTCTTGCCTTCCGGCTGTTTTTAGCTTACTGGACACTATCCGCCCTTCAAACTCGGCGGCGGTCCTGCCTGCCGCCCCAGCCTCCAGAATCTCGTCCACATTGGACATGCCCTTTTGCCGCGTGCTTTCCATCACCAACAGCGGAGACCCCTCCAGCGACACGCCAGAGGCCATGTAAGCCAGCTTCTGGCGGCGCACGACGTCTTCATAACGTTCTTTTTCCACGGAGGCTGCGGAAACCGCTTGTCGCGCGGATTCCTTTCCCTGCATGGCGGCTTGCGCCTTGGCATATTCCGCCTGCTGTTCCGCCGCCTGATTGGATTCCATACCACCCATGAAGGACGATATGGTAGATATTCCGCCAAGTATCGAACCTATCGTGGGAACAGCCGAGGCAAACGTCGCTATGGCTGGAGATGCGAATAGAATCCCAGTGGGACCTGTAGACGCAAGACCAGCAGCCAACAACGCGGTTTCTACTCCCATATTCGCCCCCACATCCCATAGTCTTTGCCGTCGAAATATCTTCGCAACGTGCCCTCGCGCTCGAAACGAAGATACCTCATCCAACCGTTGTGCAAATCGTCATCCATACATGCCGTTTGCATCCGCCTCAAAAACAACGCCTTTTGTTGTTCCTCCACCCATTTTCTCACCGTTTTACATAACGGCTTAATGTATTCCCCCATGTAAATCGATGGAACCATCCATATTTCCGCGTTTCCGTTGCCAAACAAGGCAAACCCAGCGCACAACACCACCCGCCCATCATAAACCGCCGTATAAGCCACGCACCTTTCTAAAGCCTGCAACTGATTGGTTTCTCTAAATATTTTCTTCTCATGTTCTCTTATGTCCATTACTTCCAGGTGTTCTTTTTTGAACGGAATAAGCATCAGTTTGACACCGTCATGTAAGGAACAATTAACTGCACTGTGCATGGGAAGGGCAAATCCTGCACGACAATGGCGCGTTTTTCGCGCGACCAACCGCCATCCCTGCTGTCTATAAGGCTATCGTGGCAATCTTCCCTCAAGTCGCCAGAGAATAACTCTGGCGGCCTGTCCGTGCGCATGCCCACTGTTCTGGCTTCTACTTGCTTCATGTCGTAGTAGTCTACACCAAACATGGCATAGAGCGTATCGAGAAAACGAAAACCGACGGCATAAACATTCTTCCGCTTTGTCTGGGCGGTTCCGGTAACTCCGCCGCCCTCGATGTCGTTCGTTTCCAGATAACCGGAATAACCCAGCCCAACATGTATAACGCTCGCGTGCGTCGGCAACGAAACAGTCCCATTGACAACCGTTTGTTCCGTCTGCAACGCCCCGTCCGCCACTATCTGAACGGTCTTGCCTTCCAGATACCACAGGCCGGAAACAGAGTCTGCCGTAAGATACCACTCTCCTTGCGGTATTGCCGTAACACTGTTGAAATCCTCTACAATATCGCACGTTACCTGCGTGGCCGACGTGTATCCGGTTATTTCCGCCCTTCCGGTTTCGGCTCCGGTAACGCTCTTGCGGTGCAGCTCGCGCCCCACCATGTCAGCCGTGAAATTGGCGTCCGAGGCCGTGAACGTCACCCCAACCCCAGTTACCGCCGCCGGAGTCAACGTGCCAGTAAGCTGATCGCCCCTGTATGTTGAGCAGCAATCAAGGTGGATATATTCCTTTTGCGCCTCGAATAAAACATTTCTGTATTTGTTGTAATCTTCGCTCTTTGTTCCGTTAATGTTGATATAGTCTTTAATGTCCGGATACTGCGCCGCTTCGGCCATGCGTTCCATGTGGTAATTACCGTCGCGCTTAACGCAAACCAGCAACTGGTCATAAGCTCCAGCCCGCGCAAGAGAAGCGACGGAAACAAACTCGCCGTCCGTCACGGAGCGATGCCATCCGGTGATACTTTCTCCCTCCTCGGTAGTTAGACCTATCATCTGGCCATCCAAACGTATCCCCCACAGGATATTAGGCCGCCCTTCCTGAAAGGCCATTTGAGTTATGCCCCCAGCCGTCATGTGTTCGGAAATCGTCATTAAATCGAGAGGAACATAAGTATCGGACTGGAAGTCGTACTGAAAAGATCGGACAACAAGCCCGTTGTTTTGTAAATAGTAAATCTGGTTGCCGCGCCCAAACGGCATGATGTTAGCCGCCCCGAACGAATTCGATTGTTTTACCGAAACGCTGGTGGGAGTCAGAACGTTATCGATACCTCCGGTCACCTGTCCAATATCGCTGTAGCCCCCGATTGCCAGAAACTTCTCCGCACCGCGCAACCATACTATGCGGCCTATGTCGCCAGTCACAACATATTCCATTCCGTCGTCGACCTCGGTTCCGATGGTGAAGTCGTCGAAGTCCGCCGCGCGTGAGAAATAAAGCGTTGTCGGCTTGTTGTTCGATCCGCCGTACACAAGACGTTGCTCATATGTCGCCACCGCCCCAGGATATTCTCCCGCCGATAAAAACGGAACCGCCGAAGATATGATCTCCCTTATGATTCCGCCGGACGAATACGTTGTATATCCAGTCGAATCTATGTTGACGCTATCCTCGTCCTGCAACTCAAAAGTGTTTGCTCCGACGTTCACGTTGGCAACCCTGAATATCGTGTCGTTAACCTCCGTCATTCCTGACACGCCAGTGATTTTTATGCGGTCTCCGTTCGAAAACGAATCCGCGCCCGTGTACGTCACAACGGCAGGGTTGGCTTTTGTGATCGCGGTTATCGCCTGATAGTTTCCAAACTCCTCCCTTATTGGCGCATGGGCGGCCATGCTCCAGCTTGTCGTGCCGACATAAGTCAGTTTCTGCGGCTGATACGAAGGATGGACGATATACAGATTCAGCCCTTGTTGGGCGAACTTCAGGCCGAATAAATCGGCCTCCGCATACGGCGACGCGACCTCGATTATTTCCTCGACCGTTCCTCCTGAAACATATGCCCCATAGGCGGAGGAATTGACTCCGGACAATTCAAACGTGTTGGCTCCGACGTTCACGTTCGCCACGATAAAATCCCTACCGTTGACTTCGGTCATCCCCAGCGCGCCGGAAATAAACACGCTATCCCCGTTGGCGTAAGTATCGCTCCCCGCGTATGTCACAACGGCGGGATTGGCCTTGGTGATATTGGTGATGTTCTGTCCGGTGGCGTGAACGCGCCCGCTATCGCCAAAAAAACGTATCTTTTGCGCCGTAAACTCTAAAACGTAAGATATGGTGTCGGAATAGTTAAACTGCCACAAAAACGCTTTTTGATTGAGTCTGGTTTGCGCGTCGAACAAAAACCCGCGCCTGAACTGCGCCGACCCTGTCGTAAGCGGCACGAAGTTTTCAACCCGCCTTCCGCTCTTGTAATACGCCGCAAGGTCAAACCTGCCCCGAATGTTGGGCGACGCTTCTCCCGATGAAAAATCAACAAAAGAAGTGTTTACCTCGACCATCAGAATTGCACCCTGTCTGTCCTCGTCGGATACATGTTGTCCCTCGCGGCAATATTTCTCGACCGCACTATGGCGACTGGCGGGCGTTCCTGCCCGTCTATCGCCTTGGCCTTCGGGGATCGCTTTTCCAACAAAGCGGCGATGCGCTCCACGTTCTTGTTGCCGTCGGTGATTTTGAACGCCACACCAAGGGCAATCTCATAGGCCAATAAATCGATAAACATCGCATCCATCTTACTTACGTCTTGCAAATCGTAGATATATCTTAACCTCAAAGAACCATCGTCGGAATCGTACAGGATATTTCTGTCCTCGAACTCGTAATACTGTTGGCTTATGGAATATCCATCGGCGTCCATTAATTGAAGCAACCGCAGAAAATCTGACGGAACCGGAAACTGGTGGCTATATCCAAAGGCGGGCGCAGTGGAACTGGCGGCCAACAACGCCCGCTTGCTTGCGAAATTCCATGGGTGTTCGCGCAACAGTTTGCGGCGGCTCTTATCGTACCATCTGGAAAGAAGCGCGTCCTGCGCCGTCGAGGGAACATCTATATCAACCACGGAGCCAGCGGAAAGCAAATCCAGAGCGATATTGCAAATTTCCGTCTTAGACGAAGCCATGGCTTATTCCCCCGTAAAGGGAGGGGAAGGCAAGCCCGCCTTCCCCTCGTTCGGTCACAGTTCTGCGAACACAGCCGTAACGCGAACCGTTCCGGCGGCAGTGCCGACCGTGTTGGCGGTCAGGACAATGTCATAAGCCGCATCCGGCGCGGAAGCTCCGGACAGCGTAGCCAAGTCCTGCGTTCCGTTAGCGATTGTCAACGAGGTAAGTCCCGCGTTGTTCAACGTCGCCACGGTACGGGCGGACGACAGATCCAACCCATCGGCCAGAATGTCAACCTCCACCACAGCACCCAGATTAGCCTTGTACAGCCCTATGTCGTAATCCGTCCCCCCCGTGATAGCCGTGTTGTGGACACACATAATCACCGGAACAAGGTTTGACGGCACATCCTTAAAGAGGACGTACTTGGACGTATCATCATCGGCGGCGGCCACTGCCGCCGTGGCAACGCCGACAACAACATTCGTTCCGAACACGTTAAGCGGAGACGCTTTCTTGCCGGAGGCAAGAAGGCTATCCACATATTTGAACTCTACAGCCATTTTTTTACTCCTTTGTTAGCTTACGGTTGCGGAAAACGGAGTGGCTTCGGTACCAGTAGCGGCACTAACCACGCGCACCCACCAGGTATCTGCGGCCACGTCTATCAATTCGATAGAGTCGCCGAGCAAACCTCCGGTAGTGCTGCCGTCCAACGTGATGGTGTCACTGTCGGCAGCTGTCTCCCAAGCCTGAACGGTGTTGCCACCGTCTTGCGACTGGAGAGCCAGACCCGCCATAACATCATTGCCAACCACCTTAATCGTGGTGGTGTTCGACGTTATAGTGGCTCCGACAACAAACCTGAAGATACTGCCTGAACCGACAGCGGCAGGAAGCGTCACCGCAATTCCTGCTGCCCGATTAAGATTGACAGTAATGCCAGCGTGGTCGTTTCTGTTCACCGTTAGCGACGATACGGTAACAGCTACAACCTCGCCAGCTATCCTTGCCCGTGCTGTTGACATGCCAGTTACCCCTTACGCTGTGGTGGTTACCTTTTGAACAAGAACGCCCTCGGTCCGCACGGCCCCGATTTCACAAACAACCTGAACCTGGGTCGTTTCGATATAATCAGTGCGTTCCTGTATCTTGATGGTCATTTCTTTCGAAACGCCAAGGCAGATACCGCGCGAGGACGCGGCGAGCAGAGTGCGGGTTCCAGACGACACGCCGATAACAGGATTGTTAACGCCGCCGCCGAAGCCTATCAGATTCATGCCCAAGGCTTGAGTGATCTGGCCTTTTTCAATCACGAACTCGCGATTGAAATCGCCCGAAACCAACTCTTCCTCGTTCATCAACTGGGTGTGTTCCTTGCCGGTGATGGTGAGGAACAGCTTTTCGTTAACGTCAAGCCCAACCTCTTTGTCATAGAAGTTCTGCCGGATTTCCAGCAGCTTGTCGTAGGTCAATCCGCCTGTGGCGGTGACGGTCTGAACGCCGTCGTTGGTTGCCGTGACGGACGTGCTGAAATCGCGTCCGGTGTAGACCGTGGCGAAAGCAGCCTCATATGCCACACGATCGTACTGGCGAAGCATGCCACCAGCAACAACGCGAGCATACTCGCTTTCGGGATTGAGCAGTGCGCCGCGAACGTCGCTCTGATCCACTGGCAGATTGATGACAAACCTGCGGCGGGCAATCTTGCGCCTGCTGTGGGTTATGTCGTCGAACGTGGCCGGAGGATTGCGACCGGAAACCTCGCGGGCTTCCACTGAACCGAGGCCGTCGTAAGCGAACAGATCGCCCGACATCTGCCGAACGATAAGATAGGGACGCAGTCTTGATTGAAGTTGTTGCGCCTGCTGATGCACCAGGTCCGAAAATTCGGTTACAAGGGCATTGTCTATAGTTGCAACCATGTTGCGACTCCTTGTGAAGGTGGTGGATACGACTGTTTATCGAGCCGGTATCCTCACAAGGAGGGCGGACTTCTAGGGCATTTAGCCCTGTCAGAAGGGGTTGACTCGCGTCAACGTGTCCGTCGATTGAAGATATTACACCAGTTTCATTTGCGATTCAAGGCCGCCTGAACCTCGGCGGATAGTTTATCGACTAGGCTCATGGTGTTCTTGTGCTCTGGATGATGGAAATCGGAATATGCCACCGACGCTCGCGCGACGGCCAGACGCTTGCGTTTCTCATCCGTCGATTCCGCAGTTGTCTGCTGTCCACTCGCGAGCTTACCCTCCGCCCCATATTCCTTGCGGACAGCCTCTATCTCACGGGAGTTGCCCTCCACTAAAGAGACGATAGCGGCTAGTCCTTTGGGCGATAATTCTTTAAGAAACCCCCGCAAATTTTCAGGAACTGCCTTGGTCACGGCTTCGATGGTCTGTTTGCTGACGGCGTCCCACCTGTCGCCCCACCTCTCGGAAACCAGCGCGTCGAACTCCGCATCAAGCTTCCTGGAATTCTCCTTGCCCGTGGACACCGCCGATAATTCTTCCTTCAGATACAGATCCCAGAGCTTGTTAGCCTGCTTGGGCGTCAGGCCGACGGAATGGGCGATAGATGCCGCTTTCTGCTTAAACTGCGACAAATCCACGCCTTCGGGGATTCCCTCAACATCGGGAAGCTCATACTTATCGGGACTTTCGGGCCTGCCAACGGCGGAATAAAACTTCTCCCATTCCGCCTCCGGCGCGTCCGCCGCCGGAATCGTCTTGCGCCCTATCAGCGATTGGGCATTGTCGAGCGACTTCCATAGGTCATCGCTTGACTTTATCTTTTCCACCCATCCCTTGCCTTGATAGGCTTCGGGGACGGTAAACTCCGTCCCCTGTTGGTTTTCCTCGGGCATCGTTCTTTCTCCTGTAGTTAAACTCGATTTTTTTAAGATGTTCTGGATTGATGCGGTTGCGAAGATACAGATAAGCCCGCCGCAACACGGCGTTAGCATAGGTGTTTTCCGGCGAATCCTGCGCCAGAATATCCCCGTCAAATCGGCAATATTCCTTCAGACAGGCCAACACCACCTGCCCATCCTCCGATGCCGCGACGCGATTCAACGCGCCGATTAACTGTTCCTCGCTGATCTCCGTCATTCTGGCGTCATCATCTGTTTGGCCGCCGCGGCGTCCTTCGCCGCAGCCGCGCCCTCACGCGCCACCACCATCTGCTGTTGCGCTTGCGCCGCTTCGGCCTGCGCCTTCTGCATCTCCTCCACCTCGTCGTCCTCCCGAATTATTCCCACTGGAAGGCCGCGAATATCTGCGATATTTTTCAACGCCTCGTGAACGTTGACACGCATCGCCACCGACGGATCAAGCCCCGCGCCGCTTCCGGCCACGGTAAGAATGTCGATTATCGACATATATTCCGCCGCCCGCGCGGCATTGGAAGCCGGAGTCTTGTAGCGAATCTTGTAAATATCCTTGCCTTCCCGTTGCCGCTCAAGCAGCGCGTCGGGGATATACTCGACTTCTTTGCCGAGCTGCGTTTCGAGTCGGTCGCGATCGCTGCCGTGAACCGTGCCATAAACGCCCGCCCGCCACAGAATATCGACGCTGCGCTCTATCAATGGCGAAAACACCTCGGCAATCTGGCGGGAAAACAACGCCGACAACGAAGCGATGCGGATATTGTTGCGAATCTGCGCCTCGCCGAACGTCATCTGCTGCTCGTTGTTCATGTCGAGCAGCCGATCAATATAGAAGTGTTGTGCGATTGTTTGCTCCAGCTTCTCAAGTCGCTCAAGCGCGGTCCGAACATCAGGCGGCGCGCCAATATCGAAGATGGGAGACTTACCAGACAGATTGCCAGAAGCATTGAACACGTTGATGCTTCCCGCCGATAAATCGATATTTCCGCCCCCAAGCATTCCGTCGTCCAGAACGCCCTTCGGCATATCCAGATTCTTTTCCGTGGCGACGATCACGGCCTCGCGCAAGACGTTCGCCTCGCGTATATCCGGCAATGCGTTCATCGCCGGAGACCGCCCATAACTCTCGTAGTTGAGCTTTCGGAACCGCCCGACCATTATGGGATTGTTGTAAAATCCGTCCTCGCGCAACAAATGCTTTCCGTCGCGCTCGTAATGCAAGCTCTCGTAAGGCATGGCTAGTTTGCCGCGCTTGGCTTTCTTGTCTTGCCTCGGGCGGTTAAGCACCAATATCTTCACCTTTTCGTCGAGCTTGCCGTCCCTGTGCGCTTTTTTCACGCGCTCGCTTATCGCATCCTCGCCATATTCGGCAACCACTCGATCGACAGTCCACTCAAATTCAAGATATTCCTCGGCCACCTTGCCGTTGCGCCCCTCGCGGATATACATTTCCTTGACGCCGTACGGCCTGAACAGCAATTCCCCCTTATCGTTTCCTTCGACACCAACGCCAGCCGTGCCAAAGATAATCTGGTCTAGCATGTATTCGTCCAACACCAGCATCAGATTGGCGTCGGGCGCGTCCAGAGCGGCGCACGTCCGGTCTGTCATGCGCTCGAAAAACTCCGCAAGCTCTGTGCTTGAGCGTTTAATATCGTCGGGCGCGACGATCTCCAGCGTCTGCTTTGCGCTACCAGGCCAAAGCATCCCAAGCAAGGCAGACGCGCACGATTGGGCGGCGAACACTCCGGTGCTGTCGTATATTTCCTTTATGAGAAACTCGCCCGCCGATGGCGTGTTCTGGAAATTCTGCTTGACTAACGAAACGTATTCCCCCAACACCTGCCAGAGAGGAAGCCATTGCTGCCTCTCCTGTTTTAGGCGATCGAATTCAGTGAACACATCAGCCATGTTTTTACACCGATTTAAGATAACGGCGGCGTGTTGGATCTGTGTCTTCCTCTATCAGCGCGCTAGACAGCGCAGCCCGCTTTGATAGCTGTTGCCTTTGAGCGGAATAAGCCTTCGCTTCGGAATTGGCCTCTTTTATGGCCTGTTCCTGGGCCATCCGCTCCTTTTCCTTTTTTGCGGCGGCCTCCTGCGCCGCCTGTATTTCCGCCGCGCTGGTGGTTCTGGGCCGCGTACCAAATAAAGCTGACATCGGAACATCCCCTTGATGTGGAAGACCCGCCCACAATACATCAACGGCGGCGTGTTTTCAATGTTTGCGAACGCGACCCCTCGAAACGCGCAACAGATCGCAATCCCCCCTGCCTCGGCAGGTCCGCGTCGAACGGTTTTTTCATCGGCACGCCGACAGCCAGAGCCAGAGCATCGGCATAATCGGGCGAGTGCAGCCCACGCTCGCGCATCTGCTCTTTGCTTTCCAGCTGCATTTTGTTCGCCTTGTTAAACGCATATTTTGGCGCGGCGAGTTCCTTAACCAGGTCGGGAATATCGGGGATGCATCCGCCGGATTCCAGCCACTTCTTCATCCCGTCCCACATTTCGGCGCGGGCGTTTTCGTAATATTCAGACGCCGCCTTGCCGCCAAAATTAACCTCGGTACAGCGGTAACCCTGCGAGCGGATGAAGTCTATCACTCCTTCGCCGCGACCAGCATCAATACGGACGTAATCAGGTTCCCACCACCGAATCTTGTTGATAACCTTGTTGGCAAGCTCGGTGTTTGAAAGACCCTGAAACATCTCTGGCTGATGGGCTTTAAGCCCCTGCACGGGGAACAACACGCTTCGATCGTCGCCATAACGCGCAACATCCACGCCCAACGTCTTGACGGCTCCCTGCACGTCAATGTCCATCATCTTGCGCTTGGACGCATCCACGGCCAGCGTGATGGGGATCAACACCGTGTCGGACGAAACCGAAAAATCGCATAGAAACTCCTGCGCATATTCGGCGTCCGACATTTCGGCGCGGGCTTTGGCAAGCTCCGCTTCGGGAATAAGGCCGGTTTCATCAGCCCGAAACACCGCGCGATACCAGCCATCTTGAGTAGCAGCGCGTTCGTACAGCTCGTAAAACGTGTCTATGCCGCGCGGAGTCCCGATGAACACACCCCAACCCAAGCGATCTGTCAGCGTCGGGCGTATGACCTCCCCCCACAATTGGGGACGCATGTCAGCGACTTCGTCCATAACCACGCCATCAAGATAGATTCCGCGCAAGGCATCGGGGTTATCGCCGCCATAAAGCCTTATGCGCGATCCGTTCGGAAAATCAACGCGTAATTCGGCCTCGTTAAACTCGACCATGGGAATCATGTGGGTAAGTGCCTTGAAATAATCCCATGCGACCTGTTTGCACTGCTTGAAATACGGCGCGATGTACGCGAATCTGGCGGCTTTCTTGTCGGTAGAACACGCCGCATGAATCAGCGCGTTGATAGCCCAGTATGTTTTTCCGAAACGTCGGTGACATACTATGACGCCGAAGCGATGATGCGCCATGGCCTCGTGAAGCCGCGCCTGATACTTGTGCGGAACATAAGGATGAGTGATCCGCACTTTATTCCTCCAGGTAGCCTTCTCCCGCGCCTGCCTTGCGCTTAGATTCGTGATTCGCAATGGCTCTCTCTAATGCCTTGACCTTGAAATCCATGCGTTTATAGTTGTCAATGTTTTCTGGCAGGCAACCAAGCTCGGTAGCCCGTATCAACAGCTTGTCAATATTTGAAATTTCGACTTTTGAATCGCCACAGTCCTCGAAGGAAATAACTTCGCAGGTTCGCCAGCGTTTATAGCCGTCTATTTTATGCAGACGCTCGCTCAAGAGGCCATTTTGAATCACGCAACGCGCCAGTTCGAGCGAGGGAACGTCGTCAGATAAGACAAAATCTTCTTCGAAGAAACATATTTCGACGTTTTTTTGCCCGTCACGGCGGTAATATTCACCTTCGGTCTTTGCTATCTTCGCCATGTTTTACCCCCTGTTGAGATTGAGACCACGGAGCGGCAGCCACTGCCATGGTAATGATGATGTTTTCGCCGTCCGCTCCGGTCAACTCGGTGGACTGCACGGCCTTGCCGTCGATTCTATCGGCTATTTCCTTTACGGCAGCGAAATTACCGTCGTGCGCATCTTTAACCAGCCGCATGGCCACAAGGTCGAGGCGCGTTGATTCGGGCGTGAGCGTGTACTCTGCCGCCGCAGGTTGCAGGAGCACGCGCCGCAGCGCGGCGGCGAACTCTTTCTTGTCGATAGCCATAAGAAGATTGTCGCACAGTTCCTTAGTTTAATCAACAGTTAACTTTTTTAGCCGCCGTAAACGCAATAATTCAAACAAAAGTTCTACGTGTTTCGGAATTGGCGTTTTGCTATTAGCCCAGCGATTGACAGTACTGCGGTCAACGCCAATTTCACGCGCCAGTGCCGACAGCCCGCGACGGCCATAGTAGCGTCTTGTCAATTCACGAAGTTCCATGGAGTCCATGTTAACACTCCTTAACGGTTAAGCCAAGAACCAACTTAGGCATTATGACTAACTCGCACTTGTGAATCAAGAACCAACTTAGGCATTATGACTAACTCGCA